CAAAGAACGCGGGGCCGCGGCGGAGACCTGATTGCACGGTTTCCGGTATTGCGCCGGTCCCCGCCTGCACATAGCCGACAGACAGGGAGCCGTTCTGACCACCGATCAGCGAAACATAGCTTCCGAGCGCTTGCGGGTCGGCAACGGAGAAGTTGTCCACGCTCCAGACTTCCACGCCCGGAGCGCCGAGAACAGGCGCAGTGCGCAGGACAAACTTGTAGAACACCCCAGGGACAAGCCAAACGTTGGCCCGGCCTGCCGCATCCAATTGAACCGGGTTGCTGTTCTGCACCGTGCCCGATTGGTCGGTGTAGGTCGAAATCGGTGTCGTGGTGCCGGCAGCGTAGGTGAAGAGTTGCCCCAAGACAACGGGCAAGCCGGCATTGGTTTTGCCTTCAAATTTGGGGGTCCAGGTTGCTGCCATGAGTGTTCCGATATTGTTAGACTTGGCCGATGGATCCAACCATCGCAATGTTTTTGAAGGCCCTGCTCTTGCCGTTCGCCGCGGTCTTCGTGTTCGCACTGGCGCGGGTCATTGCACTCAAGCTTGTAAAACCCATCGCTCGCATGCGTTTAGCGGTCATTGGGTATCGCCAGCGCTGATGGTGTGACGCGGGCACCTTGTCGCACAAGATCAAGCAGACGGTTGTTTTGCAGGTTAGATCCGCCTCCAGTACGGGCAGCCCTGATAGCGGCTGCAGCCACATCCGGATCCAGCAAAGCATCGGCGAGTGCGTTTTGAATCCGTGGCTCGGCAACGCCTCCATAGATCAGATTTAGCGGCTTCCCGACCACGGTGTTAGCGATGGCGCTTTCCGCCCAGCTGGAAGGCAAGCCCGTAGGCCCTATCAGTTGGCGCAAGATGTTCTGGGATGCCATCCGCTGTGCAGTGGCCGAGCCGGGGCCATTAGCCGCTCTAGCTACCGCGCCGCCACGATCAACCTCGCTGGCAATCTGCCTGACAGTACGAAGATCGGTCGGGTCAAGCAGTGATTCAAGCGTTGTCCGGCGCCCAATGGCTTTGTTGGTTATGCCGCCTTCGTCTGCCATTGCCTTTGCCATAGAGCCAGGCATGAGACGCGGATATGCCTCCTCTCCGAATCGCATGGGCAGGTCGTTCATGGGCGATGCACTGCGCCGCAGGATTTCCGCCGACGTATCCATTTGATTGACGGGACGCGACATCGCAGCAAAGGTGCGGCGGGCCTCCCCATAGGCTGGGCTGATTTCGTCCAAGCCTGACAGCAGGTCTTGTTGCAAGCCGGTGTAGGCGGAGGCAAGCTCTTTATCCCCGGCCTGCTTGGCCGTGTTGATGCGCCCATCGATGGCTGTCTTGATCCAATGCATGCCCTGGATAGAGCTTTCATTGTCGAGGTTCACACCGTTGATCTTTGCTAGTTGCCGGGCTCGATCAATGATTTCCTCTGGCACACGCGCTTGAAAACTGGCGATGTTGGCCTGGGCAGATGGAGACAGTGACGCGGGGTCAATTCCTTGAGCGCGAGCGCGGCCATAAAGCTCATTCCCGGTTGCGTCTCGGTTAGCGGCAGTAAAGTCGCGGCGGCCATCTGCGCCCGCCAAATCTCGCAGCCGGTTAACGCGCGTAGCATTGTTTGTCGCCAATGCTGAATCAATCCGGTTTGCAATCTGGGGGTCAACAGAACGCAAAGCATCTTGCAGCCGGGCGATACCTGCATCGCCAGTTTGCTCCGCCAAAGTCGGAATGGTGCCAGTCAGCGAAGGCCCCATGGCGCCCTGCATATTGCGCAACGAAGCAGGATCAGAAGCGAAGCGTTGCAACGTGCGGCCAGCTATCCGGTCCCTGCCGGCTGCAGTAAATGGCTCCACAAGAGCGCGCGCCCCTTGCACTCCACCCAGCACGGCACGCCCAGCCATGATCGCGGCAGGCCCGGCAACACCGCCAATGACTGCGTTCTGCACGGGGCTTTCGGCCGAACTAGTGGGCGTGGCCAAGCCTTGCGCCGCCCCAATCGCAGCAGCACCCGGAATAGAGGCCGCACCTGGAATGGCCATCGTCGGAACAGCCGCCATCACACTACCGGCGATATTGCCTACCGACCCAGCCCCGGTGCGCAACAGTGGCGCATCAAGCCTATTGGCTTCGTCAACGTCCGCCTGACTTACCAGCCCGAGACGCTGACCCACTCCGCGCGCCATCCGTGGAATAGCACTGCCATAGCCAGCAATCAGCCTCTCGGTGGTGGACATTCCCTCCGTGGGGTCAAACTGCTCTTGGGCGGATTTCGCGGGTGCTGCTGAAAACTGCTTTTGTGCGTAGGCGAGCGCATCCTCGCGCGTCGCCCCGTCTGGCGCAGTGATTTCATACGTCTTGCCGCTGGGATCGGTGATACGGTACTTGGGCATTACTTGATTTCCTCAATAGCCCATCCGCCAGTCGATCCGCCTTCCGATGTCTTGCCTCGGGGTATGGGGGCGTTCCCTGCGTTACCTAGAAGGCCTTGAATCTGCAATGCTCGATTTTCGGCCTTCTGTTTAATGACGGCCGCACTATCGCCAGGTTGCGGGAAGTATTGGCGAGATGCATTTTCAAATTCATCTTTTCCAATTGCAGCGCCGGATTCCTGACGAAGCACTGCATTTACAAAGTCTCTACGGGCTTGTTCGGCCCGCTGCGTATTGGCCGGGAGAAATGCATTGGCTCCAGACTCCAATGCCCCGCCAACGCCCCAAACACTACCCAACGCCTGCTTTGCATTGATAGCCGTCGGGCTGTAAGAGCCTTGAAGAGAGTTAAGAATCTTGTCCGATTCTTGCGCCCGCGCACCAAAGATTGCGGATTTGCCTTGGAATTCTGTTGGCGAAGCCTTCTTGGCAGACGCCGGATCTGCTGGGCCGCCCGGGATGAAGGTAAGGTTCCCGTCGGATGTGGCTCGATACCCGGCCGGCGCCCTGCCGCCCGCCGAAAGCTCTTGCTGGCGAAGCCCAAGATTAGCTCGTGCCACACCCAGATTGCCCTGCGATATGCCCTCGCCCACACGGTTGTGGCGCGCATTTTCTTGTTGTGTCAGCGCCTGTATATCCAAACCGCGATTACGCGCTGCGGCTTCAACACGCTGTTGCGCCGTCTGGGCTTGCGCGGCCGCGTTGGCGACAAATTTAGGGTCGTAGCTCGCTGGTGCGCTTGATACGTCAGCCCCCATTGCTTTGGCTTGCATGAGAGCCTGCTGATAAGAGGGCTCGTCTTTAGCACTGCTCACCAGATTTAAATAGCTGCTTGTCCGTTCGTGGGCCAGCTTAAATTGAGCAATTTCGGCTTCAGTGGCCGTTTTGCGCTGATTTAAATTGGCTTGTTGATACTCCTGTGCGGCCTTCAAGTTGCCCGATCCAAGCAGAGCGTTGTAGTTGGCCGTTTGGTCGGCACCAAAGCCGCGTACCACGTTGCGCTGTGAATCAGCTTCTGCGCGCGCGCGTTCGTATTCCTGCATCTGCAAGGCAGCCAAGCGGTTTTGTTGCTGGGCACCTTGGATTTGCGAGACTTGGGCAAGCTGCGCGAGCGGGTTGACCGCCTGCGGCTGCTCAATGGCTCGATATATGCTGGCATCAAGCGCCATAGTTATGCTCCATTGAGAGACATGCCCCCGGTATATCCACCACTGCCATAACCATAGCTATTGGCGCCAACAGCCGTCTGCCACGCAGGCGCGCCGCCGTTGTTTCCCAACAGCTGCTGCAACAGGTTCTGGCTGTTGTAGTTGTTGGTCGCGCCGGTCAGCCCGTTGGATAGCGCGTTGCCCGAGGCAATAGATGCGGCACCTAACGAGTTAGCGAGGCCACTGCTGTTGGCTGCCGACTGGTTGGCATAGTTGGTTCCGGCGTTGCCCAGCGCCGATGCAGAAGTCTGTGCCTGACCCGCAAGCGACTGGAGCGGATTGAGGGTGTTTTGCAGGTTCTGATTGAACGTACCTTGCGCCCGGTTGTAGGCGTTGCCGTACTCGGTGGATGCGTAATCTTGGCCGTAGCGCGTTAGAGCCTTAAGTTGTGCGCCGCTGTTCGACATGCCGCGGGCAGCGCCTGAATTGTCCAAGGCCCGAACGCCTTGCTGCATGCGGAATGCGTAGCTGGGGTCGTTTTGCAGGTCTTGTGCGTTGAACTGGAATTGGGTGTTCACGCCGCCATTCGGATTCAGCAGAGCGGCGAGCCGATTGCTAGCCCACAAACCGTTTTGATACAGCGGCTGGTTAAGAGCCTTCTGATCTTCGTAGATATACTTGTTTAGGGCATTGGTTTCCGACGCAGAGTTAGAGGCCGCTGCCGATGCGTCATCAGCCGAATCGCCTTGAATTAGACCCCCAATAAGCGGGCCGGCTACGCTGCTGACGACCTTGCCAACGGGGCCCCCGAGGAAACCCGTAACACTGCCTAGAATGGATCCAAAGTCATAAAGCGGCCCGCCTGGTTGGCTACGTTGGATATAGCCCGACGAAATGAATTCGCTGGCAGTTGGGTCAAAGTCGCGCATGGTTCATCCTTTCGGCACGGTATTGGATGCAGTCTCCTGTTCCACCAATCGGGCGGAAACCAAGACGCTGCACAAAGCGATGGCCGTGAGTGTTTTCTTTGCGGACAGTGGTAACAACATGCCCGTATTTTGCCAGCAATGGGGCTGTAACGCCCTCAATATCGCTGCGGTTGATCCAGTGTCCTTTGGCGTCGTTCTTACGCCAGCAGTGGATCTCGTTTTCTCTGACGACGAAGAAGCCAACATCGCGGACCGGCAGGAATTCCCATTCATCTGAGAACTCGCCGGCAACAGCAAAGGCTTCTTCGCGCGTCATGCGTTACTCAGCACCCGGCCAGATGCACGGATATTCAGGCCAGCAGCCGAACCCAGCACGCTGATGAAATCGCCGGGGTTGAGAGTCTGCCCCAGCATGCCAAGCGGTGAGGTGGAAGCATTAGCGCCGATGCTAAATGCGCTCATCACTTGGTTGGCTGTGGCTACTGCCGTGCCCGACTTGACGATGTTTGCGGTGAACGTGAGTGGCGCGCCGGTCGTGTTGTTGACCACCACCGCATCAATCGTCGTGCGATCCGAGGCAGTGAATACAGTTGTGGCTGCAATCGGTACGTCTCGCGTATCAATAAGGGGTTGGGCTCGTGCTGCCATTATTTTGATTCCTCTAGATGGGCGATACGGCTTTCCAACCGGGCGATATATGCGAACAGCGGGCCAAGGCTGGGCTCGTCGGGCTCTGCGCCAATGAAAGTCACGGGCAGGGGCTGGTCGTCCGCCGATGCCTGCGCGAACGCTCCAGCACCTAATGCCGGGACTAATGGCGCTTCGCGGATATCTTGGAAGTCACCTTCAAGCTGGGTTTGCAGGTCCGCGATGTCGATTCCATCCGTTCCACCGCTACGCGTGCGCAGACCAGCGAGGATGGCGTATCCGTACTGCGTGAGGCATTTTTTGTCGTCTACGAAGGCGACATTCATCATCGGCACGCCAACTGTCGTACTCATGTCAGTTGCGCTCCGACAAACACCCGCTTCACCGGGTCGGTAATGGACACTTCGTACATGCGGTTCCTCGCAATACCCAGCCGCCAGAATAGCGAACGGTTGGCGTATTTTCCCACCTTGCCGATAGGTGCGGTGCGCTCATTTTTCCAAGTCACGCCGCCATCGTCAGAAACGCGAAGCATGATTTTGGGATCTGCACCCTGACCCGTTTGCGTGCCTACGCCCTGCTCCATCACGACTTGAAGGCAGGAGGTGCTAAAGAAGCGCTCATCTAGACTGGTTATCGTGGTCGCCCGCAATGCGCGGATAGCTTGGCCATCATCGGTATAGGCGTCTTCATCCAACTCGTACATCTTGCCGTTTTCCCAATCGCCGACGACTAGTTTTCCGTTCATCACCGCGAAGCAGTTGGCCCGGTGACGTTGGAAAGCGCCGTCCTTAAAGTACAACCACTCCGTCCAAGCCTGCGAATTGAAGTCATACACCCAGGTCCGCTTGTCGGTCGGGAAGGTGATGACGTAAAAGGTATGACCAGCGAAGTTGAATCCAAACGCCTGCGCGTCGCGTAGGGTGTAGTTGGAGAACTCAGTGGCAATTGCTGCATTGCTGATTGGAGCCAGGCTGCTGGGGCCGGATACCTTGTAGACAGCCACCGTACCGCGCTTGTCATTGCCGAGGAAACAGAAGCCGTTGTCGATCTTGACGATGGTTGCAGGGGCCGCACAGCCGGTTTCAACGAAGGAACCCTCGATGCGACTCAGCGGGAAATCAGCGCCTCCGGTATTGCTCCACGATTCCATGCTATCCGTGCCGAGCAGATAGACGATCCGCTGCACGACGATGCAACCCACGAGATTATCGGGCAAGCCCTCGGCGCTGGCGAAGTCCAATGCATCCCAGCCGCGGATGTCCTTGATCGTGGATACGCCGAATTTCTCGCTGCCGGGGAAGACGGCAACAATGAAGCCATCAATGTAGCCAGCTGCACCTGTTCCATTCGGGAAGCCCTCTGCGGTGATCTGGCTGAATACCGCGGTGCCAAGGTCATAGACCCAGCCAAACTGATAGTCGAAGATGCCGAGCTGGATTCCGTTGTCCACGATCTGCACCGGGCCTGTGGAGGTTCCTATGGTTCCCCGGGCCGTCGGGGTCCAGTCTGCGGATAGCTCGAATAGAGTGTTGCCAGCTACGGCGAAGTTGCGACCTTGGGCGACGTAGAGGGCGCGGACTGGCTGCGTCGGGAGGCTTGCAAGGGCAGTCAGACCAGGCATGCCATACATGGATAGCGGGGCCTTGCCGTTCTGCTGATCGACTTCAAGATACAGATTTACCGTGCGCTGCGAGTTGATCGCAGGTGAGCGGGCAGGTACGCTGGGGCCGAGGAAGCCGGGGAATTTCATGGAATTTAGCTGCTTAATATCCCGCAGGCCACCAGCGCAGCAATAACGCCTGCCAGTGTGCCACCAGATGCCTGAAGACCCACAGGATCCTTGCCGTTTGCACCAAAAGCAGCGTGGAGTCGCACGCTTCTATCATCGTAGACGGTCATCGAGTCAAGTCCCGCGCCATTAGACACCACCATTGAACGAGTTGAATTGCTGGTGCCATCGCCCTGAATGAAACTCTTTATTCCACCTATTGGGGAATTACCGATGCCGACGTTCCCATGAAAACGTGCTCCCCGGTCGTCGTAAATTGTAAGCGAATCAAGCCCGTTGCCGTTTGCCACCACTAGGGCGCGCGTGTCGGCAGTAAGGCCCTCGCCTTGGATGAACGCCTTGATACCCGCAATTGGACCACTGCCAACGCCGAGCCTTTCGTTCACGGAAAGATTTCCAACTTTTCCCTCTGCCACATTTGACAGAACACCAGCCACACTAGACACGATTTGGTCTGGCTGATTGGTCAGTACCGCAGCGCTATCGGATGTTGATGTAAATGCGACAACGTTGGAAATTTGCTTGTGAAGTGCATTAGGAAAGCATGTATTGCCACCCGAGTGCACCTTGTCAGTGGGGCCGTAATATACAAAACCATCAGTGTGGTCCGGGTTGTAAATGTAATTTCCAAGCACGGTTACCGAATTATTTGTAGCGCCCCCAACAAATAGATTAATTTCTCCAGCTGCGTTCTTCTCAAAATGACATCCAATAACGCTAATAGTTGCGCCATTGGCGCGCACAAGGTTTGAGCCTGCGCCCTCAGCCAAGAACCCGCATGAGAAATGCAGTCCGTTGGCGCCGCGTCCTGTAGAGACGCAGCCGATCATGGTGAAGCCGAACTTCCAAGCCCCTCCGCGTACCAGTACGTTATAAAGCCCATCGCAATGGATGAACTCACCGGGCACGCTGTTATAGCGGCAGGTATCGAATAGGAAGTCTTGAATATAGCTGGCAGTGGTAACGCAGCGAATCTTGCGGAATTCGCAATTGACCCATTCCATGCGAAGGAATTTGCCGGAAACCACGAAGGCCACCAGATTCGCATCTGTCGCCTCCATGATAAGGCTTTCAAAACGGATAAACTCTGAAACGGGGTCAACACCCATTTCCAGAGTGGAATCGAACATTGTGATGCCATTACTGATGTAAAAGCCTGCGCCTTCACCCTGACCAATTATCCGAAACTTGCCCATCGTTGTGTCAACGGGCCGATTGATAATGATTGAGGCATCCAGACGGCAGGGCCCATTGATAACCAACGTGGGAGGTCGCGGAAACTTCAAGCAAAAGTCTATTGCTCTTTGGACTGTGGCAGCGTCGTACATGCCGTCGGAGTCGAGGTAGCCGAATTGCCCAACTAATACTCTTTGCCGGGATTCCCATTCAAGATCTCGCGGAATTGCGGTAACGTCATCTTGTTGTACCCCGATGTTTCTGGCGCCTGCAACCGACGCAAGCAAGCTCCCATCAATCCCCCGGACGCGACGAAACTTGGGTGAATCAAAGATTGCGCCGGTCGTGAACGGCAAAACCGAACCCAGCGGCGCATAGACGTCGTTGAGATAAGAGACCCTTTGCAGGGTGCTGGTCATTGACAGCCCCGCACTGTAAGCGACTGCTGTTTGCTCGCCGTTCTGAACGATCAGAGATCCATTGCGAACGTCGGTTACTTGGGTGGGAGTGAGGTAGCCTGGCTGTGCGGAGCGGACTGTTTCGCCAAGCTCCTGCAATGCGTCTTCTACATTCCGGGCAACGTAGTATTCTCCGACGTCCGAGACAATGACGTTAACAGCCTGCGCTGTCGGGATAACAGGCGGGAAGATGCCCCCGCCGCAATACCAGCTGCACCGATAGCCGAACGGGGCCTCAATGATCCCGTAGACCAGTGTTGTGCGAACACCTGCAATATCTGCCGCAATGCTGTACGGAGTGCGGTTGACGCAGGGGAAAGAAAACTGGCTACCAACCGGCAGGAAGGATCCGCCGCCAGTGGACCAATAGAAGTTGGTCGGAGTGATGGGTGTCGTATCGCCGTCTTGTGCGTAGACGATGAGATTCAGCGTTACTTCGTCACCTGGCGCGAACGACAGATTGCGCTCTTTGCTTCCGTTGAGAGCGACAACAATATCCATCAGAAATACTCCGCCTGTGTAGGGCTGACGTTTCGCACATTCACACCCGACTCAATCGACCGTAGTCCGGTCTGCCACCAAATCGGGCTCTGCTCTTTGCCGTACTCGTCGGTGCTGAGATATGCAGCCATCAGCACATAGGGTTCTTCGGCAAAGTCGGGGATGTCATTCATCACCCATTGAAGGAGCTGCTCGGCTTTGAGCCAAGCATGCACCGCCCTCAGCTTGTTCACTGCCAATTCAAAGTCAGCAGACGATGCCGTTTCTTCGGCACCGAGAACGCCGAGCTTCATCAGCACGCGAGGGGCAAGGGCGGTGAAATCAGCCATCAGTTCTTCCGCGGACGGCCGGGGCCGCGCTTGGGTTCTTCTGGCTCAACATTGCCCGGTACTTGTCCAGCTTCTTCGCGCACTTGGTAGTCAAATGCAGTACGGACAGGCTCGGTCAGGGGAGGAGGCGCGACGGCTGGCTCGCCTTCGGCAATCTGATACTCCAGCGCGGAAGCAATCTCGTCGTCAGCCTTGATGGAGTCGGCGTGCTCGTCGGCCTCTGCATTGATCTCGGCTTGCGCCTCGGACGCGGCTTCATCTTGCTCTTGGGCTTGCTCGGCGGTCTTGACCTGATCGGCAACCAGTGCAGAGAACTCGCGCTTAATGGCTGCATCCTCGGCGATTTCCGACTTGTCGTACTTCGCTTCAAAATGCGGGTGGTTGGCCAGCTTCTTCTCAGCCAGGCCCTTGGGCACGTCGGTCCATTCGTCCTTGAAGAACAACTGGCCGTACATGACGATGCGGGTGAGTTCGGGTTGCCCCGGCACTCCAATGAATTTTGCTTGCATGGGAATACGGAGCCAGTTGCCCGGCCCCGTCCTTCTTAGTTGTTGCGCGGCACGTAGGTGACGATGATGTCAACGGTACCAGCAGCGGTTGCGCCGGCAGCGTTGATCTTCACATCGACAGTATCGTTCGTCACGAGGACGAGCGGTCGCGCGGTAGCGGCGGTGTCGCGGAAGACGCCACCAGTGACGCCCGAGCCAGAGACGATCCAGTAATCGGTGTCGTCGCCGTAGCCCACTTCAAAAGTGGAGTTGGCGCCGAAACCGCTGAGAACGACTTTGACATCGGTAATCACCGAGCCCGCTTGAATCAGCGCGGATTGGATGATGTCGCCAGTTGCGGGCGCGGCAGCGAAGGTGTAGGCGGACGAAGTGACCTTCGCCGACTGCCCGTCACCGACGCCCGGCATTGCCAGCAGGGCAGCGCTGGAAGTCTTGGAAGCTTGCAAAATTGCCATGTCTTTTCTCCTTAGGCGTCAGCAACTGCGGAAGTGAACACCGATACGACGCCATTCTGCTTGAGGTTGGTGGTGTCAGTGAGGCCGGTGCCGAACATCAGCTTCTCAACACCGCGGATTTCCATCACGCCCACGCCATGACGGAAGCCATAGTCGCGGACATCGGTGGTAGAGCGCAGACGACGAGCCCATGCCACGCCAAGCGCTTGAGCGCCGACGAGGAAGTTGAAGCCGACATCAATGCCACCAGTGCCAACGCCCGGAAGGATGCCGCCTGCTTGGCCGATGCTGGTGGCGGTGGCCGCTTGCGGGAGGCCCATTTCCGGAATTTCCTTGACGATCACACCGTCCCATACCAATTCGCCGCCAGTAAACAGCGGGTTGGTTGCAACGTCGCGTTCGCGGGCATCGCGGTTTGCTTGCACAACCACTGGATCCTGCGAGAAGTCGCGGAACGACAGCGGGTTGGCAAACAGCACATACCATTCCTGATCGCCGCGGCGGGTGCGGAATGGGGTCATGCGCGGGGCGGCCATCTGGGCGCGGCGCTTGGCAAGCGAAACCACCGAGGCGGTCAGCTTGTCATTCACGTTGTCTACGGTGGCCAGCGCGGTTGCCATGACGTTCGATGCGCCGTTGCCGACCGAAGAACCGAACAGCACGCGGTCGCTGTTGTTGGCCAGCCAGGCATTGCGCTCAGCAGCGGTAGCGGTCTCGTAAGGGACCATGACGCCGCCAGCGTTGGGGACCGACTTCAGAGCGATGATGACGTCTTCACGCATCCGCTCCATTGCCCAATTCTTGAGGCCGGTTTTTGCAGCCATGCGGATGTCGATAGCGGACTTCTGCTCGTCCCATTCGGTCATCACGACTGCATTGCGCAGCGGAGCAACCCGGACAGCCATCGAACGTGCATCGAGTTCGGCTTCGTTGCCTTCCAGCACCGTATTGCCAGTGACGCCGCCACCCAGCGCGCGCACGGCGGCAAAGGTAACGCGGTCGCCTGGCTTGCGAGTCAGGTCTTCCTTGATATGAATGACGGCGTTTTCGTTCGTGCCCATGTAAGGCATGAATCGGTTATCCCGGATGTATTCCGAGAAGAATTCGCTGTCCCATTGCTGCGGGGTTAGTCCGCCGCGGGCGGTGGTTTCTGCCATTTGAGGCTCCTTACTGTTTCAAAATATCGTCAAGTGACGGCGGGCCAGTAAATACACCAGCTGTTCGGCCAGCGGATGAACGGGCACCGGCGAGTGATGCTGGGATTCTCGGCGCGGCCGGTGCGGTGGACTGGTTAGATTGACCCATCTCGGCAAGCAGCTTTTCCCGGATCTCGGCTTCGAGCTTTGCGCGGTATGCGCTCGGATCGTTGCCCATTTCCTTTTGCAGAAGCATCCGCTCGGCTTCGCGGTAAGCGAATTCATACGGGTGCGCCTGCTGCTGCATTGCCGCTACTAGCGCCGGGTTTTGCTTGGCTGCCTCCATGAACACTTCAACTTTCTCGTCAAGGTCCTTGTAAGACTGTTTCGCCAGCAATTGCGACGTGTTGTAGTGCTGATCCAGCATGCGTTGCTGCATTACCTGAATCGGGTCCATCTGGCGTTGTTCTTCTTGCGGCTCCTGAACGCGCTCGCGCTGTTCGCGCATGGCTTTCATTTCACCTTCAAGACGAAGCGCCCGTTCTTTCCAATCCTTGCGTTGGCTGCGCTCTGCTTCCAGCGCGGCGAGTGGCACATGCTTGTCAGTGCTAGGCGAAGTCGGCTCGCCCTGAGTTTCCGGCGCCGCTTCCTCTTGCGAGGCTGCTGGCTCCTTGTTCTCTTCGACCTGTGGCTCACCCTGCGACTCTTCGCTCAGGAAACCATTTAGCTCATCGTTCATGTTTATGCTCCACGCCCGTCAAACCCGGCGGCGGTATTCTGAACGCCCGATAACCCGGCGGCGGTTGCTTGTCATGCTGCTGTCGGTTCGCCCGCGGTCAAATGCACCGTAAGCACTCCAGGCTGCTGCACGCCAAGCACGGAAATTCCAAGAACCGTAACCGCTGCAGATGCGCTCAATTGCACAGTAACAGCGGTGTTGGTCAATGTCGTGATTCTATGATTAATTGAGAGGTTCGGGTTATTGCTCTGAGGAGCTATTTCCACCACTGGCACAACACCTGCGGCATAAGGCGGGTTGAATGTCCAAGTCACGAGGCCATTGGCGTCAGTCGTCAAGGTGCGGCGCAGTTGTCCATCGAGTTTCTTCTTATCGGACGACGCCATCAGGCCGTTAGCGCTTTGGGTAGCTACTGCGGTGGTCGTGGCATTTGTGCCCGGCGACCCCTTGAGTGATGCAAGCCACTCCGCTTGAGTGCCAGCAAAACCAGCAGCAACGGCCAATTCGTATGCGCTTTTCCCCGGGTTGCCGGGATTTCCCTTTAATACTGGGGCGCTTGTAACTCTCACACGCCTTCTCCGTAGGACATTTCAAGCGTCCCAGAACCTGCATCTAGGCCGCCGCGAGTCACGGACATAGCGGAAATCCAATCGGGATATTGTGTGGTCCACACAGACTTTTCCCACG